GTTGATAGTACAACTCAAGCGATCATGCGATTCAGACAGGGCGGTCTGATCGGACACCCTGAAGACTACATCGACGAAAAAGTCGAAAAAATTAAAAGGAATTATTATTAATGGCTATAACTGGTTTAAAAGCACTTCAACAATTTATAATACGAGAGATTTTTAAAGATGCACCTACAGGTGTAATGAGAACTTTACCTAACCAAGAACTTGTTGACATGAATGTTCAAATTTTAGCACAACGTCTAATGCAAGGTGGTATTGATCCTAAAACATTAAAAAATGCTAACCAGGTTGAGAACGCTCTTAATATGATAGAGAGTAGACCACCAGTTCAACAAGGTATTAAATCCACAAAATCTGCAAAAGTATTTGATATGGAAGGTAAAGAAATACCAAAAGGTTCTAAAATTATGGGTGGTAAAGCAGTTAAAGAAACAGAAGCAGAAATGGCTGCAAGAATGAAAGAGGAAAACAAAGAAGCTATTAAAAGATTTAAACAGAAAATGGAGGAAGATAGAGACTTTTCTATACTTGATCCAGAAGACATGGCACAAGGTGGCCGTGCAGGGTTTGATAACGGTGGAGCACCAAGTATAAAATATGATTTTGATCGAGAAAGACCAGAACCTATGGGACCTGTTTTTGAAACAAACGATCCAAAAGAGGCTGCGAGAGAAGTTATTAAAAGATTAATACGAATAGAAGGAGCTCAAATTCCATTAACAAAAAAAGGATCACTAGGGATCGCTATACCAAGTTTAGATAAAGCAGGTATAGGTGGATTGTTAAATCTATTAGGTGGTGAGTTAGACTTTGGTGCAAAGAAAGATTTTAGCACAGGTGCTAAAGATTTTGGATTTAGATTTAGAAAAGAATTTGGAGGTGGAAAAGATAAAAGGGTAAATAGAAAAGAAGGTGGAATGTCTAGAAGAACATTTATGAAAATATTAGGTGGTCTTGCATCCATACCCATTGTTGGTAAAATTTTAAAACCAGTTAAGATTGGTAAAACAGTTTCTAAAGTTCCAATTATTAAAACAGAAAATGTTGCTGGTAAACCAGAATGGTTTGATTCACTAGTTAACAAAGTTATTGTTGAAGGTGATGATGTTACAAAAAAATTTGCAACAGGTGAAAGACAAACTATTCACCAGAAAACACTTGATGATGGTTCCGTGGTTCGAGTTACAGAAGACGCTGACCAAGGTGCTGTAAGAGTTGAGTATGATAGTGCAGATAATGTTTTTGAAGACACAGTACAGATGGAATATAAAAAACCATTACCTGATGAAGGTGCACCAAATCCTGCAGCAGAGTTTTCTACAGCAGAATCAGGTCCAGTTGGAAGACAGTATGGTCCTGATGATTATGAGATAGAGGTTGAAGAGATAGGTGGTGGAAGTATCAGAGATCTAGATTCTGATGTTTCAAAACTAAAAGAATATGCAACAGGTAAAAAACCTACAATTAAAGAGATGATGCAAAACAAAAGAAGAAAAGACAAGGCTAGAAGAATATCAGAGGATCCTGAAGCTCAATCAGATGCAATTATCGCAAGACAAGGTGAGATGCTAGATGATGATCAAGTTGACTTTGCATCAGGTGGTATCGCTGGCATGTTAGGAGAATAATGGCTCTTACTCCCCCACAATATAAACAAATGAAACAGTTTCTTGAGTCTGATCAAAGAGTGACTTTAGAAGATGGTGGTATGTTAGTTAAACCAGGTTTTGGTGGTACAAGGCAGGGGTATAAAGAAGATTCATTATCAGCAAAAATTTTAAAAGAAAAATTACCACAATATTTTTCAAAAAGTGGTGCTCAAGGAACTGGTGCAAGAAAAATACTTGAAGTAAACACCGTTAAAAAAATTTTAAATTTATATCAAAAAGAAAAACTAGGTCGTGATGCTATTGCAAAAATACTAGCTGACGAAGGTACTCCGATTCCTAGAACAAATATAGGTAGAATTTTAAAAGATGCAAAAGAAGCAAAACTTATAAAAGAAATTCCTCAAAAAGAAATGAAAGCATCTTTAGATAAAAGAATTACACCAGTGGGTGAAAAAAGAAAAATTCTTGAAATTGTTAGGCCGGTAACTGATTTTGATAGAAAAAATCCACAGATAAATGCACCAAAAAATGCAACACATAAAGTGGTTTATTACATACCTGAAAACCCTGAAACTTCTGTTATACCCAAAAAATTTCAAGGAGTTCAATATTATAAATCAGAAGAAGCTGCAAAAAATGCTTTAAAAGAAAAACAAAATTTAAATATAAATCAACTTAAATATAAACCTCAAGATAACGCTGTTAAATCTATACATAGGATAGCTTTAAAAGACGCTGATGAAATTGGTAATGTAAACGAATTAGCTAAAATGGTTTATGGTAACGATAATTTAAAAAATTTGCAAAATATTAGTAATGATTTAATTAGATACCAACAAGCACTACTTGGATTTAAAAATATAAAAGGTTTTAATATTCCAAAAAAAGAAATTTTAGATGATATTCTATCTTCATTTCCCTCTGAAGGCGAATATAGTAAGTTCGCTTCTGGAGCAATTAGAAAAGCAAAACTACAAATTAGAGACGAGTTATTAAAAACAAAAGGCACAAAACTTATTAATTTAAGAGACAATGTTTTAAAATTAATAGACACAAACGCTTTAAATCTTGATGAAGTAATGGGGGTATCAGCAACTTTTGAAAAAGCCCCTGGTTATACAGAATTAGGTCAAGTAATTAATAAAGAAATAAATAAAAGAAAAGGAACAGAAATTGATAGACCTTTTGTAAAATTATTTGAAAAAGTAATTAATGGAAATCCTAATCCAACAATTACATATAAAGGTAAAACAATAGATGTAAATGATTTTAATAAAATATCTAAAAACTTTGCCGTAAAAAATAAAATAGAAACACCTACAATAGTTTATAAACCAGGAGAAAAATTAGATGCTTCAAAATTTATAAATAGTTTTAGTGATCTTTCTCCTGAAGCTCAAAAAAATATTCAAGATGTTGCCAAAAAAGGTGTAGTTCTACCTAGTAAAGCAAAGCCAATTTCTGTAATAGAAAAAGAATTAATAGCAACATTAAGTAAAGATCCAAGATGTAGAATAAATAGATTTAAAGGCGGTAGAGTAGGATTACAAGACGGTTCTGCCAGTTTAGATGTTTGTTTCAGACAAGGTGTTGATAATATCAACAGAGGTTTACCAAACCCAACTCCAGCACAAGCAAGAAATTTTGGTAAAGTTGCAGCCCTTGGTAGAGGCGTGCTTAAGTTTGGTGTATTGCCAGAAGCAATTTTTGTTGCTGGTGAGTCCGTATTAAGAATGGGTATGGGGGATACTTTACCAGAAGCAATCGCTAGAGCATCAGAGTATTTGCTTCCGTTTAATCAAACAAAACTAGCAGATAGAATGATGTTAGCTAGAACTGTGGGACCTAAAACTGCAGAATTAATTTTAAAAGCTAACGAACTTAGAGGTTTTGAAAATCAAATAGAAAATCTTAAAAACGAAAAACAGTTTACAGGTGTTCTTACAGATGATGGGTTTGATGATAATTTTTTTGGTCAAACAAAAGTTGAAGAAGAAAATGCAATACAAAATCAAATAGATGCACTTAAAAAAAGAAAAGAGTCATACAAATCACTAACAGAAGCCCAGTATAATTTTGCTGATAGAAAAGCTCAAGAGGCAGAGGATATTAAAAAATCTAGAGCTTTGTTTCCAAAATTATTAGCAAAGGCTAGATCAGTTCAACCTGATTTTGATGATCCTTTAAGAGAAGGAGTTCAACAAACTTTAGATTTAAATTTAAAAATGTTACCAAGTAGATTTCAAAGACAAACAGATTTATTTTATAGAAGTCCAGATGTGCAAGCACTTGTTAATACACCTGACCAACAATTATCTAATCTTTTTAAAGGTCAAGATTTAGAAAATATAAAACAACTTAAAATAGATACTAAAAATCAATTGGCTGAAACTGTTTCAGAAGCAGCTGCTATAAATCCTGAAGCCATGTTTAGTGCCTCTACTGGTTTGTTTGCACCACCATTAGATTTAGGTGTATCATATACCCCACCACCTATAGATTCTATAGATGAAATGGAAAAAGAAATAATTGGTCAAACAAATGTTGCAAACCCTTTTGATCTTGATACATCTAACGTTGCAACAGGTTTACGAGGTTTTTCTGCAGCAGGTGGTGGCATAGCTAAACTAGCTGGTGTAGATTCAGGACCTCCACCATCATCTGGCCCTAACTCACAAGGGTTGCAAGGTTTAATGAAACGTGTTAGGAATAGATAGGAGTATAAATGGCAGATATAGATAAAGGACTCCCTAATACTAGAACTGAAGTTAAAATTCCATCAGAGGAAGAAGTAGCTAAAGAGATTGGTATTGAGGAAGAGATAGTAGATAAACCACCAGTAGAGGTAATACCTGAAGAAGATGGTGGTGCAACTTTAGACTTTGAA